ACCGTAGGTTCCACCTACATGAATATTAACAGGAAATCTATGATCGGTTGGTAAACCCATAAGATCCATAATTTCAGCATGTTGGTTTAGATCCTTGATTGTTTTAGTAACAACACTTGGCGTTGGCGATGGTAAAACATCAAATTGGCCTGGGTGCATTGATAACCGGATATTATTTGCAAGTACAAATTTGCCAATGGCTTGCATATCTGGTAAAATTTCTTGGAAATTAGGCAGCTCTTGAATTTCATATTCTGACATCCATGGAAAAACATCGCTGGACATACGATAAACGTAAATACCATTTGCAAGATTCCATTCCAAAATAGTTAAGATATCTTTGATATTTTGATGAGCCAACTCGCTGCAATATTGCACGCCCTTTTGTTGAAAGGTTTTTTTAATCATTCCACGGTTTGCAGTAACCTTTCTGTCTAGTGACAAGTTAATGCAGCAATAGCCAAGGCGAGTTGTTTCGTTTATCATAAAACTAATATACTAAATACTATTCATTTTTGTGAGCTCTTCACACTTTTCAAATTCTTCCTTTTCTTCAAAATAGTCAATCATTTCAACTAAAAGGTCTGCTTTTTCTTTTTCATCAAATGGAATATCGGTTGGCCATGTAAAAGAATTTGCACTTAGGTGTTTGTACATTTCTTCCATCATGTCAAGGTACATGCTTTCTAAAGCTGCACTATAATCAATAGTTCGCATTCTGATAATTATTTGTAGCTTTACGGATTACCTCAACAACATCAATTGCGTCATCTAATCCATCGTGCGTAACATGATTTTCAAGACCAATTCGTTCTTTACATTTTCCAAGACCAGGCAAAGATTGATCGTTTTTCCAATCTGTAACCAATACAGCTGGATCAATAATACGATTTCTAATTTTAATCTTAGTATTCCAAGTTGGAATTAGTGTCTCTAACCAAACTTTATCAAATGCTGCAAAGTTTTTACCAGCTGCATTAATAATTACCCGATCTCCATCTACTTCACAACCATTAAATGCTGCCCAATTTGCAAACGCAGTAGCAACCATTTGTGGAGTTAAGATATTGTGTTTTTTGCGATAATCTCCGCGCTCTTCTCTTGGAATCTTTTCCATTCCAGCAATTATCTTAATGAGGTTCATATTCATATTAAAAGCATATGCTGAACCACTATAGTGTGGATGTTCAATTACACAATTGAAGGTAGGCAACTCTGAGATTGGCTTAACATCGTTTGTGTCTTCAATTATTGCGCCAATCTGTAAGACCTGACACGTCTGTGGATCTAATCCAGTTGTTTCTAAATCAATTGATATGTATTTCATTTCTTTATATTTTATACTATTATACTAATCTAATATATCCCATGGCAAATCTCCGTCTTCAATTGGCGTAGATTTATTTGGTGTATTCGGAGATGCTCCAAATAAGTCATTCATGATTTCATCGTCAGTCATGTCTTGTTCATCTAAAATTTGATTAGATTTTGCAATATGAATTTGAGTTGCTTCGATTGTATTAAAGTATTTGATTTGGCCGCTAGGGCTTTCCCATTTACGACCGGCTAATTTATAGCCAACCTGAATTTGATCTCCAGGTTTTGCTGGATCCAGCATTTCGCATTTTTCTTGGATTGCAACAAAGGTTACATACTGTGGGTACTTATCGTTAGTCCCGACTACAAATTCTCTTTTTTTGAATTTGGCTGATACAAATTGAGTATCGTCTACGTTAATTAAGGTTCCGCTAAATGTTGACATATTAAAAGTTTGGGTTTGTTATTTTTAAATCATAATTATTAAAGTTTGCAAATAATTCTTTATCTGCTTGTAGTCGAGCATCGACTGTGTGACCTGGCATAACTCGGTCTGCCAGCCGTTGTCTACGTGGGTCTTCTGCAATATCAAAAAATATTACAAATGATTTTGCACGATCCTCTGGTGAAAGATGTGATAGGCCGCTTGGCGTCATAATAAAAACATCATCACGATAAAACTGTTCGATGGTGGTGCCATACGTCCAACCATTAAAATCAATTACTTCATAGAATTTACCGGAGTCAATCATTTGTTGACACTCGGTTTGACTTAAAAAGAAGTAATCTTGACCGTCTACTTCACCTGGCCTTGGTGGACGTGTTGTATAACTTACCGCATACGTCATGCCTCTGTCCTCAAGGCGTTTTCTCATAAAATCTTTACCTGATGCGCCAGGTCCCGCTAAAATAATTCTTGGCATTATATTGTTCTTGTTTTTTCGTAAATTGCTTTAATAACTGGAAATCTTAAAGAGTGCTGACCGTGTTGGTCTGTTGTTTCTTCAAAATATTGAACTGTAATTATTTTACCAATAATTTGACTAGGGTTTTTGTAAAATTGTCGACGCTGTTCAATTGAAAAGCCTGAACCTACTCTAACTTGATTTCCTTTATGCGTAATAAAAATATTACCTAGCATTTCTTCTTCAACTTCGCGACCATCTTCAATAACTCTATGTGTTGAATTTTCAACTCCTTCTACAATGTATTCAGCATCCCAGAATTTTTTAACTTTAAGAATTTCATCACTGCGTTTTCCAATATATGGGGTATCTTTTCTTAACATTAAGCCTTCCCAACCTTGAGCAGTTGAATTAGTAATTTCAGTTTGCAGGTGCTCCTCTGACTCTATTAGTGTCTGCTTTAGTAGAGTAGTATTTTTTAAGTCAATTCCACTAAACAGTAGAGCCGCAATTGTAATACGATCCCTAAATTTTCTGTCACCAATTGAAGTTTGGCTATTAAACTCTTCTAGGGTTAAACAGTCAAATACTAAATATTTTGGATTTTTTATGGTATGGTTTTTTCGGCCAATTTCTTTAATAATTCCTTGAAAATCTTCTTGACCTGCCTCATTCATCATACAAACCTCGCCGTCAAGAACAGTATCTACTAAATTTAGTTTTTTAATATCTGCCTTTAACGTATCTAGAGTTAAGAACTCATTACCGCCTCTAGAAAAGAACTTAACTTCTCCATCTGCATCAATTATTGCAGCACAGCGAACTCCATCTAATTTACGGCTCATGTACCAGTGATCTTCTAGCCTAACTTTCTTTTTAGTCCTATCATCATATGGCATGGCTAGTGCAACGTCAAAGGTTGGAATTGTTCCAGGTAAGATTGAATTAATTAAGGTGGTAGTTGCTCTAGTTTTTAAGTTGCGATCTAAGATACTATAGATCACTTCTGAGAACTCCAAATTCCTAGCTATAAAACCATTAACACAAGCTATTGCAGAGTTGCCAGTGACACGACGTTCATTCAGGTCGTCTAACAGACTAAATAGATCATCATAATTATCAAAAGAAAGCTCCTGTCTCTTTTTTAAGTTGGCCGGCGTAACGTAATACTGCTTGAATGGAGAGTATGTATACTCTAGGATCTTTCTAAGATATGGGCTATTGAATTGTTGCAGGACTGCCTTTTTATCGTTGGTCGACGAAGTTACATTCATTGCCTCAATAAAGTCCTGGATTAATTTGAGATTGTTCATATACATATTATACAAAAAAGGAGACCAAATAGGTCTCCTTTAGCTATATAAAAGACGCCAATTAATTAGGCGGGAGTTTCCTCAGTTTGCGGAGCCTCTACTGGAGTTTCCAAAGTCTTGATGGCCTTGTCTAACTCATGTACTTTAGAGTATGCAGTGTTTAATTGGAAAGAAACTTTGAATAGAGCCTGTGCATTGTGTAACCCTGTGAATTTTGCACGGTTTAGGAAATACAGACAAGATTCAATACATGCGGCTGGCAATCTAACTGGACTAGTCTCAGAGTTTTTACCTTCGCCTTTATGGTTTTCAATTTCTCCCAATAACATGTTGTGATTTTGTAGAATAACGAAAGCTTCGTTAGGTCCAGTAAATTCAACACTGTTTTTTAGGAAATTTCTTAACCACTTAAGATCGTCTTGTGTCATTGATGGAACATCAAAATGACCACGTCTTTGTGCTTTAAGTTTTTCGATTTCGGATAATTCTTGTTGAGGCTCTTCCACCTCTGGAGTTGCATCAGTAATTTGATCAACCTGTTCTAAAATTTGCTCGTCTTGAGTTACAGTTTCGTTTGACATAAATATCTTTGTTTTTGTTAAGATATTATACCAAACTCTATTCGATAGTTTCAATCAATCGTTGAGCAATTATCTGCTGAGAGCGCGATAATTTAGTAATTGCCTCTTGTATTGGGACAAATCCAGCCCAATCTACCTCCTCGGCCTGTAGTTGTTCTTTAGGTACCTTCGGCGAAGCAAGGCCAATTTGTTCAAGGCTCTCAATGCGTACGTCAAAATAAGCGCAGCGACTGTGAGGAATACCGCGACGGTAAAATACAAAATATTTCTCATTTTTATCAATTAGTTCTGGATCTACCGTAATCCCGGTCTCTTCCCTTGTCTCACGAATTGCGCAAGTTAAAAGATCTTCACCATCTTCGATTCCACCTTTAGGAATGCCAAACGGTTGGTTCTTCCAACTTGCATCAGAAGGATGAATTAATAAAAGTTTGCCTTCCCAGATAATAGCCAAGCCAGCTGCTCGAATTTCAAGCTGCTTTTCGCTCTCTGCTAAATAATCTGTGAATGTAAAAATCATTTATTGTCTGCATCCCACTTTTTTTGAATGTACTTTGCTTTATTAATTTCAGATCTTCGCTTAACACTAGGTTTTACAAATTCTTTACGATCACGCAAATTTTGTAACTGTTTAGTATCAATGACCTTTCTTTTTAATTGTTTGAGTGCTCTTTCCAGAGACTCTGAATTTCTTATATCAATTATTAGCATAAATTAAAAATCACAATCTACTTTATAAGTTGAAGTTGGCGAAACGGTAGATGGCGCGCCTCCTCCAAATGGAGTAACCGTTGCAGTAGTATAATACATAGTCCATCTAAAGTTATGATCATCGTTATTAATTACCTTCATAACCATTCCACGTAAAGTGTCTGAACGTTTTCCAGCTGGAGCAGTTATAGTATTGTTATCCTTTTGATTCATTCTATTTGCTTCGTGCAAATTATGAGAAGCTCTAGTTTGAACCAATTTAGCAGCATCTTGATTTGGATATTTAGCAAGGTTTGCAGTAAATTCAGTAACCTTTGTGGCAAATTTAGTGTATGCAGCAGGGCATCCTTCCGCTCCCCAGTTTTGCCAAATAATTTTCCAATAGCAGGCTTCGTCATCGCTCCATGCAAGTAAATTACCATCACAATCTGACATTGAGGTTTCATCGTATTTAGCTAGGGTTTGTGCTTTATTTGCAAAAAATAGTGCAAATCCATCTAATTCTGCAACAACTTTATCAAACTCTGCTTGCGTAATGGTTGTAGCAGCAGGCGGAGTTTTTGGTTCTTCCTTTTTTGGAGCAGATGTACTGCTTTTTTGACCAGATGAGCTTGAGGAAGAAGCTTGTCCAAATCTTCCGGTTTGTTCGACTATAAAGTCTGAAAATTTTTTAATATTTCTCATTTTTTTAATTTATTTTAATTATTTATTTAATTGGAGAGGCTGTTATGGCAGATTTAATAATTGTAAGCAACCCATCATCAAATTTTCCAGTAGCTGTTCCCTTTACCACAGATTCAAAATCCTTAAATCCTTTTGATCCACTATACGTTTGACCGTGTTTAAATCCTGAGAATTTTTTAATAGCAGCAAACATATTTTCATAAGATCCTGCACTAGTTTTATTCATATTGGTTTTAAAGTGAGTTTTAACTTTATCGATTGTAGAAACATCTGGGGTTCCCCAAAGTGTCTTGTCAGATACGACTAATCCTGCAAAAATCTTTAACACTTGATCTTCAGTTGTTATAGCAGTTCCATCAAATCCAGACGCGGTTGTCGCAGCGGCTGCAGTCGGATCAACAAGTGTACCGGATGCTAAATCCGAGATTATGAATGGAGCATAATATTCCGCACTTTCTGGATCTTTCATAAATTCTAGTGAATTTAACTTAATTTTTCCAGCGTTTAATCCTAATACCACTACAGCATGGGCCATTTTAGAGTAAAGATCTCGTGTTAATTCATTAACGTTGACTTTAGAAAAATTTGACGGGTCAAATTTAGCAGCTTTGGCAAACAGATTTATTAAAGCAGTCTGCAGCGGTTCC